CATGCTTGCATCTTTACCTGAAGTACAGCGTAAACAATTTTTAGATGGAGATTGGGATGCTTATGAAGATTCTGCATTTCCTGAATTTAGTAAATTAAGTCATGTGGTTGAACCTTTTGAAATACCTAAAGGTTGGTATAAGTTTCGTGCTGCTGACTGGGGTTATTCTTCTCCTGCTTGTGTTTTATGGTTTGCTATTGATTATAATAATAATATATGGATTTATAGAGAACTATATACTAAAAAAGTTACAGCAGATGTTTTTGCAAGACAAGTAATAAATTTAGAACGAGATGAATATATTCACTATGGTGTATTAGATGTTAGTACATGGGCAAAGAGAGGTGATGTAGGTCCAAGTATTGCAGAAACAATGATACAGAATGGATGTAGATGGAGACCATCAGATAGATCACCTAAAAGTAGAATTAATGGTAAGCTAGAAGTTCATAAAAGATTAAAAATAAATGACAAAGAACCTGGTATAAGAATATTTTCTAGTTGTAAAAATTTAATTAGAACATTAGCAACATTACCAACAGACGACAAAAACCCTGAAGATGTAGATACTAATGCAGAAGATCATGCATATGATGCATTAAGATATGGATGTATGAGTAGACCAACACATCCTAAATTTGCAAATAGATTTAATTCATCATTACAAAATATATTTGAAGTATCAGATAATAAATTTGGATATTAATTATGAATAGAATTACAAGACAAGTATTAACACACATATCTTCTATTAAAAAAGATACGATGGAAAAGTTGTTATCTAAATTATGTAGAAGAGAAGTTAATATAGGTGCGACTGGTACACAAGAATATAGATTAAAAAAAGGTCCTAACAGAGGTAAAGTATTAAATGCCTCTAAATAAGAAAGGTAAAAAAATTAAAAAAGCTATGGTAAAACAATACGGCAAGAAAAAAGGTGAAGCCGTATTTTATGCTATGGAAAATTCTGGAAAGTTAAAGGGTGTCAAAAAAAATAAAAATACCAGAAAGAAATAAAAAAAATTTTCCCTATGCTTTATGTTTAGTATATTGGGAGGATATTGTCGGTGAGACAAATTGGGCCGACATTGTTGATATCAAAAAAGCTAGAACAGCTGTATGCTGTAGTGTAGGTTGGTTAGTTAAAGAAGATTCTAAATCTACAATAGTTATGGCTGATTATAGTTTTGAAGATAATGGTGAAATAAAACAAGGTGGTAGTTATACTACAATACCAACTAAAAATATACTAAAGATTAAAAAAATACAAATATAACAGGAGAACACAATGGAAACAAAATTTGATCCAAAGGCTAAAGTTAAGCAAGGTCAATTTAGTGACTCACCTGATGGGAAAAACCCAAACAGGGAACATACTAATATTGATTTTTCTAAACATGCACCTAGAAAATATC